TAGGATCAGCTTTCAATAAATATGTATTACAACCTTTAGTTTTCATTTTTACTATGATTGGTCTATTAGCATGGGATTATATTATAAAACCCTTAATTAAGGGTTTTAAATGGATGTTTAAAATTTATAATGATTATGTCATACAACCATTACTCAAGGGGGCAAAATGGGTGTTTAATAAATTTACAGAGGGGTTCAAAGTATTAACTAATTTTTTTATTAGAATATTTATAGATCCTTTAAAAAAGGTATTTAAAGCTATAGCTAAAGTAGCTGCCCCCGTGACAAAAAAACTCGGTCCAATTATTACAGCTATAAGTGATATATTTGGGACTATTAAAAATAAAGTAACAAGCGTGTTAGGATCAATATCAAAAGCAGTTGAAGATATATTTAAGTGGTTTGAAAATGTTAGCGCTTTCGGCGGCTACGATTGGGCTACAATGAAAGAGGGAGATAAAACTAAATTTTTAAATGCTCAAGCCCAGTATCAAAATGACATACTTGTACAGGTAGCTCAAGGATCTGTTACTCGTCAAGTTGCTGAACAGCAATTAGGTAGAAAATTAAATACAGCAGAAGAAGCGCAATTAAAAACATTAGAAAAAGTAAGAGAAGAAAATAAAGATATTGACTTAGCTACTGTTCTTGCTGCTCAACTATCTGGAGTTATGAATAAACTTGATAATTCTAAATGGTCTAGTAGCACAAGTCAAGCTGTAGGATTCTTATTAAATAATGGTGCTACATATCAAATGGTAAAAAAATAAATGAATAGAATATTGATAAATTATACTATGGAAAGTGGTGAAACAATCCCACTTGAATATCCTATATACGAAGATTTTCAAATAGAAGCTAATACTGAATTTAGCTCTTTTGCAGAATTAGCCCCCACTATAGACTCACTTGTTAATTTAGGTAATATGGTGTCAAGTACAGGTGGGGGAGTGGGACCTGCAGGTCTAGGATTAAGATCAATATTGGACGCACCAAGATGGCAAAAAACAAATCCAGTTAAAATTACTATAGATATGTTTTTTTATACTAAAGAGGACCCAGTAAAAGATGTACTCTTTCCTATAAATACATTATTAGGGGCACACGTTCTAAAGAAAAGCTCGGATGGTAAGAGGGTTCTTGTTCCGGGTATTAATGCTGGAAATTCAAAAGAAATTGATAAAATAATAAAGAATATAGGTAAGGAAGAAAAGGCTGCATTTATTGATGAAGCTGGTGGAGAAGATAAACTCAAAAAATTCCTTTCCGGGCAGTATAATTCCATATTTTCAGTTATTATCCCTGGAGTTGTATATCTTCCCGCGGCATTCATATTTGCTATTCAACCCACTTATTCAAAACAGGTAACTGCAAAAGGTTATCCTCTTTGGGCGCAGGCTAATGTACAGATACAAAGTATTACTCCAGCTCTTTATGATAATTTTACTCAAGGTCAGAATTTTTATTATAGTAGATTATTAGGATCAGTTCAAAACTCAAATACTGGATTTGGGGATTTATTTAGAGGATTTTAAATGAGAGAAAAAGTGCAATCAATACTTAGTGATGTTAATGGAGATATAATTAGAGATTCTACTTCTGTCAGATGGTCAGACTTTGAATGGACTAATGGATACTTCACTCATAAACTTTCTAAATTAGAAATAGAAAGACCTTATCTAATATCTAGAGCGTATTATGGTTCAGTTGAATATTGGGACATAATACTACTAGTTAATAATATAGAAGATATATTTGAAGTTGTCCCATTTACAGAAATATATATACCGAAACTAAATGATATTAAGTCATTTATAGTAAATAATAGGAAGTAATAAATTATATGCAAGGATTATTCCCAGCTAAAGTAATTAACAATAACGATTTAAAAAAGAAAGGAAGAGTTCAAATTAAAATTGAATTTATTCATTATAATCTAATAGACTCTGAATTACCTTGGGCAGTTCAAAGTTCATTGGGGACTGGTGGAAGTAATCTTCATGGTAAATCAAGTATACCTGAAAAGGATTCTTTTGTATGGGTATGGTTTGAAGATGTAGATGAATTTAAAAGATACCCTTATTATTTAGCTGATATACATTTTAGTGAATTTCATCCTCATAATTTATTTGAAGATAATATAAAATCTAGTTTAGCTTCTGCTTCAGTCTATCCAAATACAAAGTATACATATTATCCTAATGGAGTATGTATTGGTGTAGATAGTAGTTCTGGAAATCCAGAGATATTTTTGTATACTCCAAATGCATTTATGTTTATAAATAAAGATGGACAAATAGAAATTAAAGGTGGAACTGTAGCTACTGAATTTACTCTACTAGGCGAAACTTTAAAATTATGGTTAGAAACTCATACACATCCGACTGGAGTGGGCCCAAGTGGTCCACCAGCTGAAGCGGCGGATCTAGTAAATTGTCTATCTACTAAAGTGAAGCATAATTAGTTATGGCTTTAGATAAAACAAAATTAAAAAATAGTTTGATTGATTGGATGGAGGGTACTTATGATACTACCGCTGATTCCATGACTGTATTTATAGATAAATATGAATCTTATAGTTTAGATGCAACAGATATATCTGGTGATAGCCCTTTATTATATTTTAAAACTAATGCTTTGAATATATTAAAAACTTTAACAAATACAGAAACTCCTCAGACAGCATCAGTAAAATTTGAAAATGCTTTAATAGCTTATTGGTTAGGTGCAACTTTTAAATTGCTAACTCCTCCGCCAGGTACTGTTGCACCAGAGATAACTGCAATCGTTACAGTGAACATAGCTCCTGGACCGTTAGCAACTGCACTAGCTTCTATCTTTTCTGACTTATCTCCCTCTGCTACAAAAGAAAGCAAAGCAACTCAAATTGCGGATGCTTTGGACACAGCTACAAAAACTATTGTAGTAACTTGTACTGGGACTTTAGTTAATCCTCCTTATGCTTTAGCAGTTCCCGGTCCTATAAGTTAATTAAGATTTTCTTACTAATAATATATTGAGGAAATTATTAAATGCCTATTTACGAAGATATAGATTTATACAGCAGAGATAATCCAGATGGTTCTGCAATAAGTTATTATGCAGAAGATGCTATTAAAAATGCATTGAATCAATGGGTTAATTCTAAGAAAGGGGATTACTTAATGAATCCCACTGCCGGAGGACCTATAGATAGTTTTATATTTAAAACTATGACAGATAGTAATATTTTCTCCATACGATTTCAATTGCTGTCGGCGTTAACAAATGAATTTTCACCTGCTATAACTGTCAATGATATAATAATAACACCTGATTATGAAAATAGAATGACTGAAATAGAGATAATTTATTCAATACCTTCAGAGGGCTCTTCTGATAGATTATCCGTATTTGTAAATTCAAACTATAGTGTAAATGCTTTTGAATATGAGGATGTTGCTTATATAGAACAAAACTTATTAGAATTTGTAACGATTAAAAAACCAGATTTAAGTTCAAATAGACTCTTATATGATCATGAATTAAATTCTTGGAAATGGGGGAAATTTAAATTTATAAATTTATTACCTACAGATCCATATTTTTCAGATATTTTACTAATATGTAATGGTAGTTAGAGGTAACAATGATATACAATTATGATGGATTTGTAGTAGAAATAAAAAATAGATTATCTCTCTTATCCGATTGGAATAAAATATTATACTATGGAGTATATCAAAGAATAGTTGATATGCTTGCTTATACTGCAGATAAATTAGTTTATCTTGCGGAATTTTTATATAGAGAAGCGAAATGGATTACAGCAGAGAAAAGAAATTCTCTCGTAAAACTTGCAGTGTGGTTAGGTTATGTTCCCTATAGAAAATCAGGCGCAATAGGAACTTTACAATTAAGTAATGATCCAACATTTAATCCTCTTAATATCTATACAGGAAAAGAGGTAAGAGTAGCTAAATGGAATACCTTTTCAAATACAGATGGTACTGTTAATGTATATTGTACAGCTAATTCATATTATTATACTGGATTTGTAGGTAATTTAAATATCCCAGTTAAAGAAGGAATACCGAAAGAATTTTTATATATAGCTAGTGGAGTCACAAATGAATGTATCTACATATATTCAGATACTACAGATAATAATGAAATAGAAGTACAAATTGTAGATTCAAGTAATAACTTTTTACATAGCGTCAATATTGTATCTAATTTATATTTAGTTAATGATACTGTAAATTACTCTTGTCAAATTGATAATTCAGATAATTATGATTCTATAAAAATATGTTTTGGCGATGATATAAATTCTAAAAAATTATCCATAGGTGAAAGAGTTCTTATTAAATATGTTGATACTAAAGGAGCATCTGGGGATATATCATCTATAGATAATATTACAGTAATAAAAAATATTTTGGTTGATGAAGATAATCTTCCAGTATCTTTTTATGTTACTAACCAAAGCGCAATTGTAGGTGGATCAGATATTGAAGACATAGAATCAATAAGAAATAATGCGCCAAATATATTTCAAATAGGAAATGTTCTATCATCCTTAGAAAACTGGGAATCAGTTATTAATGGAGCTCCTTATGTAAGCAAATCTAAAGTGTGGACCGCAGAAACACTTGGAGGATCTACTACAGTATCAGATCAAAATATTGTATTTATTACTGCAGTATCTTCAACTGGTTCAGAATTAACAGTAGAACAACAAGATGATTTAGAATTAAATTATATAATACCTAAGAAGTGCTTAACTGAAGTATTATCATTTCAACCACTTCAAAAAGTATACGCTAAATTTAATATAACTGCTAAGGTAAGAGATACAAATACATTTTCAGTTATTACATCTGCAATTAAAACAGCTCTAAATAATGAATATGACATTCTTAATACTGATTTTCAAACTAATATATATGAATCAAATTTTTATAGAGTAATTGATTCAGTATCTGATGTTATTTATCACGAAACTGAGGTATATTATTTAGAAAATAATATAAATATAATTGTAGCAAATTCAAAATTAGTTCCTAGTTATACTTCAACAGAAACTGCTGATCTAGATAAACAAAACTATTTAATGTTAGATAGTTTTCAAATATGGATTAAGAGAAAAATAGCCGGTGTATGGCAAGCTCCCTTACAAATTGCTTATTGTAGCGGTGTATCTATAATAGGAATCAATGACCCTATTACTCCACAAAATTATACTATTTCAGGGGGATTTGTGGTGTATGGGTCAAATCAATATTCGTTTTCCATTGATGAGATTGTAGCTGATGTAACTCAAGTTATATTTGGGGTTCCTGATCCCGGAGAAGCTGATGACCTTGGATATGTTATAAGTATTGCTTACAAAATGGAGGACGGTAATATTCCAGCTGGTCAAACCAATACTATAAGATTACCATTATTTTATCAAATAACAGATATTGATGTTGATTATATTGATACCGATCTGTCATATATATAAAGAGGAACTGAATGAATTTTTCTTTTAAAAAGTTTATACCTAAAGTAATGCAAGATACTAAGTGGGGGTCACTCACTGAAGTGTGGCAGTCTCTTTATGTTAATATTCGTGATGAAAAAATAAAAGCTATATTTAATCAATATGACATAGATAATATTACAGAACAAGAACTTAGGGACTTGGCTGTTATGTTTGGCTTTAATCTCAAAACTTTAGATGGATATACATCAACTCTTGATTTTATAAAAAAAGAAATGGTATATCTTATACCGAGATTAGTATCAAAAACTACGCCGACTTGCTATCAAATACAAGGTATTCCTTTCAACTTAATTTCAAATGGGTATTCTGTAATTTATGATGATATTAATAATAATTATATAGTTGATGAAACATTAAGAGGATCTAGTTTTTATGGTACAACTACATTAGACAGAGAGGATAAAGGATATACTTATGTAGGCAGTATTGTTAATCTTGATGGATTTATTTCATTAGACGGTAGTACTATATATTATACTGATACTACTCAAAGAATATCAGTAGGTACTTATCTAGATTTGGATCCCTCATTTTTAGATTTTACTGAGTTTCCTACCTTAGATGGAGCAACCACTTTATACTCATTAACTAGAAATATGGCATTTGGGTATACATATAAGTTCGTAGAATCGGCATCAGAGTTTATGTCGCTTAATACGTTAAAAGTTTTAAAGAGTGATGTTGATCAATTTAAAAGAGTAACTGATAGATGTTATTATGAACCTTATTTACATTTTACTTTTAATAAAAATAATACAGTATACGAAAAACCCTGGACAGATTATCAAGGAAATATATTAGCAACTCAAAAAAATATTCTTATAGCAACTAAATTTCAAAATTTTAAAACTATAAGATTTGGCATCGGAGCTCATACAACTATAGACATTACAATTACTGATGTGGCAAATTATTCTTTTCAAATAG